TTCTAGTAATGAGACTTTTTCTATGAAATTCTTAACATGGATCATTGAGTATTTATATGTGCTGTAGCTTCACTTTCGGTTTTAAATGGACCCTTATAAGGATATCTCTGGATAAAGATGTATTTTGGGCAAAATTGCACTTCTTTTACTCCATTTTGATCTACTACAAAGTAACCAGCTGCCAATTGACACTTGCTTTTGGGTTCAGATGTAAACAAGTGTAACTTGCGCTTAATGTCAAATACCGAGTTATATATTTCTTTTGGTGTAGGATACTCTGGATAGGGCATCTCTACTTTAGAGAGATTAGTCTTGATTGGCTCAAATCTAATCTTAGTCTTTTCCTTCAATTCTTCAGTATTGTTAAACTGCAAGAAGCTGTCATGCAATTTAAGTTCATACCCTGTATTATTAGCAGTTACATTACCAACCTTTCGATCACCGTCTGTAACAACCCAGTACTGGTCTTTAATAATTGGTTTAGCTAATAGTTGTTTGTTCATTTAATTTTCCTTTATATGAAGAGTTGAGCCACTTAGAGTAAGATTCTGCTTGCTCACTAATTTTAGTGAGTTCATACTTACCACAAAATTTCATAAAGTGAATACCAACTTGCGGTACAAGTACAGTACTTACACTAGTCTTGATGGCTTCATCAAACATTTGCTTAAATTCTTCAGGTTGTGCTGTAAGATCGATTAGCACCCGATTACGTTCGTAATCATCACGTACCCGATGTTCAACCCCATCGTGATCAGCCCAACGCTGTAGCATCATATTATTCCAATTGAATCCTTGCTTGTTGCGATCAGCGTATGCCTCAATTAAGCCTACCTTATTCTTGCTACCTTTAGTACGTACACCGGGGTATGCAGAGAACACGTTGTCAGTTGCATCGCCCCGCATGCACTTTTCAAAAAGCACAAATTTGGGATCACCTAGTAGCTTAGGTTCTTTTGTTTTCTTGTCTACAATTAATCGGCCCTTATCATCGTGGTAACCCTCAAGCGTGATATGCTGGTTAGAGATACCATTATACTGAGTGACCTTATCAGTAATTAATTGCACATAGTCAGTATCACTGCTAATGATGCAATGCTCATCATTGGGATGCAGTGCAACAAAACGTGCAATCATATCGTCAGCTTCACCGTTAGCGTGCCGCAACACACTTACGTTAGTTTTTTCTTTTAGAAACGTAGTCAATGCTTCATACGTTTCCCAAAACATCTTATCTTCTTCTTGTTCGGCTTCAGTTAGCGCGGCTCGCTTGACTGCGCGATTTGCTTTGTAAGGAGTATAATACCCTTTTCGCCAAGATTTCCCCTCAAGACAAAAGACAACATGGTCAATGCCAAACCGTCTTACCGCTTGATTTACGGAAGAAAATGTAAGATGCAGTGCCATTCCAATCTTTTCCCAAGTGTCATTATTTCGGGAAGCAATGTGCCTTGCTCGAAAGAAGGTATTAGCAGTATCAATAAGTGCGTATTTCATAATATGAGTATATAATAGTTTTTAAGCGAAGTCAAGTCCATTATTTAATTTTTTCTAAATACTTGTTTGGAAAGTTTTTTATACCTTCCATAACAGTCTTAACATTGTATCTGGTTAAAGGCAAGAATTTCTTCTTTAATCGCATGATTTCAAGAGGGTGAGATTTAATTCGCTTCTCAACTAAATTAGCAATATATTCAGTTGTAATTTCACTAAATTTTGGGTCAATATACTCACTTGGAGAACCGCGGGGGTTCTCTAAATAAACATACAATTCTCTATCCAAATAACTTTCACAGTTATTAATGTGCATATCGTATCCGTCGATGGATACATAGTAATGATCAATTACAGGATTTGTATTACCCTTATCATGACTGATCATACGACCAGTCATTGTTTTGGATACACCATACTTTTTCTTATTATGAATAGTGCCTATGTAAAGACCTTTACTCATTTGAAAATCCGTTTGGTCGCAGGTTCCAAAAAGTCTGTCATAGACTTACCATCCTCAACGTAGCGAGTCAACAGATTACGAGGTACATACTTAAAGGATCCATTTGCAAGCTTGTAAAGTTGCAATAACAGTACGAGTGAAGCATCCCGCGGCACACCTACAGATTCTTCATCACGCACCGCGGTGTACCACTTTGGATATACCTGTTGTGTAAGATTCTTAAACTCAGCCCAACCTCCTGCAACAGTCTTAACAACTGCATTAATATCTCGCATAAAATCCTTGAATTCTTTAGATTTAAAATCGCATCCTTCTTTATCCAAACGCATACGCAAATCTTTAAGCGGCAGGATCTCCATAGCATCAACTGGCTCTTGCTCCCAATACTTCTTGTGATTTTCTGCAAAAAATAAAGCATCGCCAACGTCAATCTTAAAAAGCAAGTGAGCATCAACTAGTGCTCCGGGAGCAAATCGGCATTCACTGTCAGGATGCACAGGATATACATGAAACTTTTCAAGTGCAGTCTGAATATTATTACGAATTTCATATTTCTCCTGAGTGCTAGAATCAACGCGCTTGCCTAAAACGTGAATCTTGTGAATATCAAACTTAGTGATAGGAAGCTTGTCCTCACCATTGATGCCCAAAAAGTGTTCACGCGCAAACGAAAAATCATCCGTCTCAACAATTTGACAATTGATTGGGGTATCCAACCAATCATTCTTGTTTAGATCAGGCACCATGCCCAGTCGAGTCATAATAATGATGGCTAGTACGGTGTGCTGACCGTCAGTAATATAATACTCTTCACGATCAGGGCGTTTAACTACATTTACGGTAGCAGGTCTACGGCTATCCCAAGTAGTAATAATACGAATTAAATGATTCCAATCTACTGTGCGCTGGAAAGCTAAAGCCGAGAGCAGTACCCGCGCCGAAAGCTGCTTTAGGATAGGAATTTGACTATAGCGACAGGGCTTGTGAAGCTGTTCTTTTTTATATTCTGCGGAATCAAGAATTGACTTTAGTTTTTCAAAACAGGAAGAATTGAAAAAATCGGTTGCTAAACTTTCAATGCTGCGGGCGTCAATTTCACCTTTCTTTTTGTCCATCTCATTGAGAGGACGATCTTTATTTTTAACAACGTCTGTATTGGGCACCCAATCAAACTTAAACAGATTTGTAGTATTCACGTTTTCTCCTTTAGTTGAATCTACTGTGATAGTAATATTATTACTACCACACTCTAATAATATCACATTATTATGCTGTAATCAATAAAATAGGTAATTAACTTACCTCCGAGCGCCCATTTCCAATATCTCTACTTCTAATTATCCGCATGTCGCTGGTCATGTCTCTATTTGAAGGATCAGCTTGGTCCTGCTCGTAAATCTCAAGTGCTACATTTCTACACACTGTCTGAAACCACCGATCGGCGATCTCGTTATCTGTATCTTCAGCCTTGACCTTATACCCTGCCTTGACTAAATTAAGAATAAATTTATCGTTCCAATCTAGATCAAATGAACCGGCATTAATATTGTTTGGATCAATGTCTACTTTAGTAATTGCAATATATGGCTCACCGTTCTTAGTGGCTAATTCTTTATCGGACAATTTTGATTCAACTGGCTTTTCTTTTTTAACCCTAGTCTTTTTAGGTTTAGGTTCTTCTTGAATCGGCAGCGGTTCGGATTTTTTAAATAAGTTCTTTAGTTTGTTTAGCATTCTTGTATTCCTCATATAGTTTAAAGCTAGCAAGGTTCTTTCTTTTGCTTTCACACATTATATCAAACTGTTCATTAAATTGCAATGCCCATTTGTTGACTGCACTATTCCAGTAGTAGTCACTATGTGCGCGTAGCTTTTGCTTGTTGTGCCCACTATTTAGCAAGGTAGTCAATTCAGGCATTTTATCTATTGGGTGATTAACCAAAACATCTTCTCGGGAAACTGAATAGTGCAGAGTAGGGCGAATGCCGCGCCAACTCTCAATTACTTTTTTAGTTCGATCATCACTTGCTTCAATATATTCACCTGTTTTAATGTAATGATGGTGTATATCTAAAACCGATGGGCAAAGATCGGCAAGTTCTAAACTTGCATCGATACCCCATGTCATTTCATCATTTTCAATAGTGATGCAATTTCTTGCTTCGGTGCTAAGTCTATTGTATACTGCACGAATGCCGGCAGGGCCTTTGCGTCCTGCAATATGTACGTTGATCTTCATATCCTGAAACTCACGACCATAGCCCATCATACGGGCCATATCCGCATGATATTCAAATTCTTTAATACTGTTTTCAACTATGTTATCATCAGTACTAGCTAGTACGGTAAACTGCCCCGGATGAAATGATAAGCGAACATCGTTGTCTCTGGCAATTTCTCCAATTGGCGTAAATAGTTGTTCCATTCTATTTACAACATCGGTCAACTTATAAAAGTATTCCCAATCTTTATGAGTATAACCAGTCATCATATCACTAGTCAATCTGACCATTCTAAGTGAGGGATCAAGACTAGCAACTCGCTCAACTAAGTTATACGTATTGGTAATGTTCTTTTCCATTACTTCCCATAACTTTTGTTCAGCCTGCGCTTTAGACTTTTTCTTAAGCGAGGTTAATGTGGTGCCGCCTGTATTTAAACCGTCTGTAGAGATCAGTCCTTTTTTGGGATGAATCTCCGACCATTTGCATGCAAACCCAATTCTACGAATATTTTGATTGAACATATAAGCCAGTTTGATAAATAGAAGATATACTATAGCATGATTTATGCCTATAGTCAACAAATATTGGAAACTTATATGAATTTACGAAAAATATTAGCACTTATTACTGAAAACTCTAAGGAATTGGGTACTTTTGCATCTGGAATGCGAGTACAAACTTTAGGACAGTTTGTAGACGATGCCCATGAGCATATAGATGAAGAATTGGATGAGGCAAGCCCACAATTTTTAGGTGCAACTACTCGCAAACTTGATGATGAAGAGTTGAAAGCATATCTCGACAGAGTTTTAGCTAAGGAAAAAGATAAGTCGGACAAATACAAGTTACCATATGTTCACGGTGG